CTCAGAAATTGCTATAATATAACTTATGAATATAGACAATGACATAGCATTTTTAATTATTTTACTGGCTACTAACATGGGAACATATTACTATTCAAAGCATCTAGCAATAAGAGCCTGCATCGAGTATCTCGAGAAAGAAGGCTTTATTTCTTTTGATGATTAGAAAAATAGTTCTTGACTTGCAGTTGAATTTTTTGTATAATAATATATGAGAATAATGGTATTCTCAATCATGCCATACCGAAAGGGTGGCTCATATTATTTAAGGAGAAAAATATGACACATACAATGTTAAGGCATTTTCTTGGGTTTGACCCAGAGATGTTTGAATCAGTAAACACAAATTACCCACGATACAATGTGGTTAGAACAGACGAGGAGTCTGTGAGTGTGGAAGTTGCAGTGCCAGGCTTTACTAAAGAAGAAGTAAAGGTCGAGCAAGATGGAAATAAGTTGCAAATCAAAGCAAAAGCAATCGATTGGTTGCAAGAAGGCGAAAGTTACTTACATAAAGGCTTTAGTTCCAAAGGTTTTGATAGACAGTTCATTCTTGGCGAGTTTATGGAAGTTGATTCCGTTATACTAAAAGATGGTATTCTTACTATTAACATAGAGAAGAATATTCCTGATGAAAAGAAACCTAAAACATTTAATATACAATAATGTTGGTTTACTGTAAGACTCCGCGCTCAAGGCGGAGTCGCCTTTCGATACAGAAAGAGCGACAACGAAGAAAAGAAAGTGACGCCAAAATGTTGGCAGAGGTAGACAAACACATACAAAAGTGGGAGCGCAGATGCAAGAAATAAGTCAAGAGGGTGTAAACCTAATTAAAAAATTCGAAGGTTTCGAAGAAATGGCTTATAAGTGTCCTGCTGGTGTATGGACTATTGGATATGGTCACACAAAAGATGTTGTAGAAAGCGACTTTTGGAGTGAGGCATATGCAGAACATATGCTTGAAGTAGAACTAGAGGAATATTGTGAGTATATAAACGACCTAGTTGAAGTAGAGCTAAATCAAAATCAATTCGATGCATTGGTATCTTGGGTTTATAACCTAGGGCCAACCAACCTAAAAAGTTCAACTCTTCTCAAAGTACTAAATGAAAGCGACTTTGATGAAGTTCCTAGACAAATAAGAAGATGGAATAAAGCTTCAGGAGAAGTCCTAGAAGGACTTGTTCGCAGAAGAGAAGCTGAAGCTCTCTTATTTCAAGGGAAGGAGTGGAGTCACATTTAAAAGAACTGCTTGATAATTTAAGCAAAAGAATCGCAAAACTAGAAGAAGATTCACACCCGCCAATTGGTCTGTGTGAGTTCAAAGGTTTTGATAAGTTAGTAGAGAGGATAGAAAAATTAGAGAAAAAATTAAACAATTCTGGACATGGTTAGTAAGTTTATTTCAAACTAGATATATACTGACTGTAAGTTATAATGCTACATATGGCGATTCTGATGACCAAACATTTACAGTAAAGAAATTTTATAGTAAAAAAGAGAAATATTTAAAGTTTAAAACAATAAACAATGAAGTAGTAGAAATACGAGGCGCAGAAGGTCTTAACTACAAAATAGAGGATTTATAATGTATCAGTTTCTTTTAGCATTAATAGTAGCTTTAAGTGGAAGTTGCTACTGGTTATACAATGAAAATCAAACACTTAAAGCAAACAATGTAAAACTAGAAACAGCAGTAGCAACACAAGAAGAAACAATATCAAGTTTACAAAATGACTTTGCTTTGCAAGGTAATAGTTTAATAGCTATGCAAAGTAAAAATCAACAAATAGAAGCAGAGATGAATCGCTACTTAGATATATTTAAAAGACATGATTTAACTAAGTTAGCAGCTGCAAAGCCAGGGCTCATAGAGCCAAGAGTAAATGAAGCAACTAAGGAAGTATTTAATGGAATTGAACAAGATAGTCGTGATATTGATGACGCTGATGATGGTATCGAATTGCAGTCTAATCCCAACTAAACAGATTGAGATTAGTGCAAAACCAATAGAACGAACAATAATACAGCCAGTCCTCCCAAGAGAGATTGACTTAAAAGAGCCATATTGGTATGTAGTATCAGAGAAAAACTTAGATGAATTTTTAGCAAGAGTAGAGAAAGACCAAGGTCAAGTAGTATTCTTCGCAATGAGTGTTCCTGATTATGAATTAATGGCATACAATATGCAAGAGTTAAAACGATATGTTCGTGAACTCAAAGAGGTAGTAATTTACTATCGCAAGGTAACAGAAAATGGCGGAGATGAGTCAGGACAACAGCCGTAATGAAGTCCAAATAGATTTAGATAAGTATATGAAGTTAGTCGATAAACTCGACGCAGCTGAAGACTTAATCGAAAAAATGAAACTAGAACGAGGCAGATTAAAACCTGGAAAGCGTAAATTTATGGATTTATTCTTAGATGATAATGACATAAATGAAAAGGCAATCATTGGTTTTATCTCGTTCTTTCTAATGACTGTTTTTGGAATATGTGATTTAGTTACAGCTTTCTTAGGACAAGATTTAGTAATATCAGATACCATTTATACTTCATTTGTCGTAGTGACACTTGGAGCATTTGGTATATCAGAGGCTGGAAGAGCTTTTGGTAAGAAGTAAAAAATAAAACTTGACACACAGTTAATTTTTTCATATAATATATGTATGAATTTATTTTACCTCGATGAAGATTTAGACAAGTGTGCAGAGTATCATGTCGATAAGCATATAGTTAAGATGCCTTTAGAGGCAGCTCAGCTCCTCTGCACAGCTGTGTGGATTGACCATGTTCTAGGTTTCATACCAAGAGCATTAAATCGTGAAGAAAGTTCAATATTAAATGCTGAAAAAGCTAAAATTAAGCATTTACCTTTAGAGGAGCGACCTCTATGTCAGTATCTACCAATGATGTATAATCACCCTTGCACGATATGGACAAGGTCGTCTCTCGACAATTTTGAGTGGGTTCATTGTTATGCTAATGCATTAAATGACGAGTATCACTATCGGTATGGTAAACAACACAAATCAGTAGTAGAAGTTATAAATAAACTACCAGAGCCGAAGAATATGCCTCGTGAAGGACTCACTCCATTTGGTATGGCAATGCCAGATGAATTAAAAGACCCAAACGATGTCGTAGGTTCGTATCGTTTGTATTATCACACAGACAAAGCAACCTTTGCAAATTGGTCACACCGTGAGAAACCTTATTGGTGGGATGAAGGGTTAGCTTGGTATGATGAAAGAATAACAAGTAGATGAAAAAAGAAATTTTTTATAGAGGAGTAAAAATATTTATTCCCGAAAATCTATCTGAGCAAGAAGAAGATACTTTTATAAGAAGTGCAAAATCTTCAGTAAGCAGATGGAGAAGACCAAATCGTAAACCAAGACGGAGAAGAAATGTATAAGTTTAATGAAGATAAAGCATTAAGAGAAATTCAGAAATGGATTGATGCGACATACAATAAACATTACAGTATGAATAAAATACAATCCACAGAGTTCGTAGCAGATGCAGGACATGGGGTTGGCTTTTGTCTTGGGAATATCATTAAATATGCTCAGCGTTATGGCAAAAAAGATGGCTATAACCGAGAAGATGTATTAAAAATTATTCACTATGCAATAATATTACTAGGTATCGAAGATGGCGATAAAGAAGAAAGACTACGAAAATTTAACTAGCGCTAACATTCAAAGAGTTATAGACTTACTGGAGGCAGAAAAGCCTATAACCAAGAAAGAAGCGTGTGCAATGTTAAGGATTTCCTATAACACAACTCGTCTTTCAAGAATAATACAAGAACACAAAGAATACCAAGAATTTGTGGCAAAGAGAAAAGCAGAGAACAGAGGTAAACTTGCTACTTTTGATGAAATGAAATCAGTAGCCCAGATGTATATAGAGGGCTTTAACATTTCTGATATAGCAAAAAGTATATATCGTTCTCCAGCTTTTGTCAAAGGTATTATTAATAAAATCGGAGTTCCATTTAAATATGCACAGTCTGATTATGATGGAATACGAAATTCCATTTTACCAGACCAATGTGTATCAGATAGTTTTGAGTCAGGCGAAATAGTATGGGCTAGAAAAAGAAATTATCCTGCAAAGGTAATTCGAGAACATACAGAAGTCATGAAGGACGGCAGAACTTATGAAGAAAAGTATGGTTGCAAATGCTACCTACTATACACTATTGAGTGTACAGATTTGAGTAATACACTTTTCCCACATTTAGAGTGGGGAGGAAGTTATCATTCATGTCTATCGTATGACATTGGAAGTCTCCGCCACCTAGAGAAATATGGAGTTAAATTTTTATAATGTATTATTTGCATTTTGGATTGCAACAGTTTTTATGTCAATGTGGAAGTTATACTTTCCAAGTATTAAAGTATTAGAATTAGCAAGACCCAATTCATTAGCAATAAAATATCCGCTAGTAACATTTACAACTTTTTTGTTAATGTCGTGCATTCTTGCGCCATTTTTAATACCCGTAATACTAATAGATAAGTATAGATTCATATTCATAAAAAGTTATTTGGAGACAGTTGATAAAAATGAATAGTTTATTAGAAGCAATAGTTAAGAAAGCAGAGGGAGAAATCGCTGTAGCAAAGGCAAATATCTCAGTATATATGAGAAATGCTACCGCAATAGGCGATCACCCAAATATAGTAGAAGCTGTAGAAAGTCAGATTGAAAGAATAGCTGAGGCTCACGAAAAAATTTCTACGATTGAAAAATACCTTAAGTAAGGAATCAAAAAATAGTTCTTGACATCGCCCTTATTTATAGATATAATATATATAAATGAGTGATAGATTTTACTTTCAAATGAAACAAGCGACAGGGTGGTGTCCTGGCTATAAAGGCACTACCACGCTTGAGGATTATGTTA